CTTATCAGCGTGAAGAAGTGTGTCAACTTCTAATAAAGAGGGCTGGTCGGTAGCATAACCACTCCTGGAGGTTGCCATGTCTTTTCCAAAGCGTGGTTCTAAGATGCTTTCGCATCTTCGAACTTTTAGCGTAACAACGGAGTTTACCTCTGCTGTTGCATTAGAATATCTTGAGGCGCTAAATTGCCCTCGTAGTTTGGCCATTGCGATACTCCTTAGAAATAAGGAGTATGAGCAGTTAGTCAAGCTAGAGTGCGATCCACTCCATTACAGTAATGTAGCGGAGTTCCGCGACGCTTACGCGGCTACTAAGTTCCTATCAAAATATGGGGATTTCTCCCTAGACTATGATGTGGACAAGGTAGCCATGTTGAAGTTCATGGATTATGAACTTCAATGTAAGCGCACCAATGCTCGTTTTCGAAATCTCTCTGCAGATCCTTTATATAGGAATACTGCCGTCTGGCTGCACAATGCAGTCATTCGTAAAGTAGAGAGGCTTTTAGGCGAGCTTGATCCTCAAGAGATATTTAATGCAGCCAATTGGGGTCCTGGCGCAACGACCTTAATACCGTCGAAGTTAGCCAGTTCTGCCAGTAAGTTCCAGAATGAAACTGGAATAACGCGAGATCTGTACGACTTAATTCCCTTGGAAATCCTTATGAAGTTTTATCCTCATTGGGGTGACCATTTGAAGGAGGTTGGAAAATTTCCCAACTTCCAGATAGGGAACAAAGTTGTCACTGTGCCAAAGGACGCAACCACAAGCAGGGTCATTGCAATAGAACCAGGAATTAATCTTTGGTTCCAAAAAGCAATCGGCTCGATGATGCGGAAACGTTTACTTGGCTTTGGGATCGATCTGCGCTTTCAGTCTAGAAATCAGCGTCTTGCCTATTTAGGAAGCAAATCCCTAAGTTTAGCAACTGTTGATTTCTCCTCGGCGAGCGACTCTATTTCATCGGAGGTAGTAAGGAGTCTTTTACCTGCTCCCTGGTACTTCTTGATGGAT